CTGCTGCGCGATCCGGTCCTTTAATTTTTGGACCAAAATAATGGTGTTGTCGTGCTCTCGTGATAAAATAGAGAATCGTTCATCACATTTTGAATGATGTGCATTCCAAATATTATTGAGCCGAACGATCTCCGCGTCCTTCTCGGCAACGGCCTTCTCATGCGCGATGTTGTATTGCTCAAGTTGCCACTGGGATATAATGGGAGACTTCGCGTCAAATTCCCCGCGCTCGATCCGCATCAAAAGACCCACGATATGCTCGGGATTTGAAAATGCATCCTTCACGGCCTTCAGCACCGCTTCCTTGTCAAGATATCCAGACATTTTCACTGGCCTCCGAAATCTTTCATTTCGTGCCAAACCGGCGCAGGAGTTGTTGATTCATCCGCCCATGGGCACCGTGTCGGTAATTCCGCCAGCGTGGCTCGGTTGATCAGGATGCAGGGATCATCTGGCTCCCCGCATTCGTGACAGGAAAAGATGGGCATCACCGCACCTCCGTGTCGATCTCTTCCGGACAGTACAGCCCCGACACCGAGAACGCCTTCCGGAGACATACTGATTCAGCAACCTTGAGGATCATCGCCGAAGGGTTTGATCTCCACACATTGAATCCGGTGTTATATTCGGAGAACAGGACTTCGGTCTTAAACGAATGGGTCATATCGTTGCGCCATATCTCGCACCACGCAGAGACCGGCTTCTTATCCTTCCCGGTGCCTTCGTAGACGACTTCCGAGTGCATCCCGTCAAAGTGCCCGGACCGGTGAGCAATGGCAAGCATTCCGTCCCGCCCGGCAAAGATAAGCGCGGGTTGATCATCTCTGCGCTTGACCGCCCATATCTGCTTCAGGAGGGGATCCAGGCCGTACGTATTCGCCATGTACATCAGGAGCTTGAACTCCGGCTCGGTGCATCCTTTGGCAATCACGTTTCGGAGCAGCAGCATTTCGTCGCCGGAATAGTTTTTCGGAGCCGTATGCGCCGGCACGACCTGAGTTATCACCGCAGTTTCGACTTCATGGGGGACCGGGGATGTACAAGAGTTCGCTCCTCCCTGTGCCACTGCATTCCTGGCTTTGGTGTCTGCGCAGATTTTTGCGATGCCATCAACCGGCTCTTTTTTCCCGGCCTGCACTATGGCTGCCTTCGTCTTCATTGCCTTGACCTCCTCATCCGTGAACAGTTCATCCGGGGCCCGGGTCGGGGATACTTCTTTTGGTTGCGCTGCCGGCGCCGGTCCGGGTGTCGGCTGACCGAACCCGGCTTTCTTCAATTTTTCGGGATCGGCGGCCATGGTTGCAGCGGGGGATTCCGCAAGGGAGATCTTGCCGATCCATCCATCCTTATTCAGGATGACATCGACCCGTGCACCCTTCTGCAATCGCAGCAGGAAACTAACGACGTGCGGCATCACGATATAGGGCTCGTCGTCGATTCTGGCGGCATACTTCCCGGTGTGCTCGCCCTCATCCATCAGGGCGTAATCGGTGAGGATACCAACAAAGCCGGTCATTGCTCTGCCACCCCCCCGCAGCAACGGTTGTACCGGGGGCAGTCATGCCCGAGGCAGCGGTCGTGCCGGCAGGTGCTCCAGTGGGTTGTTTCGCGGTCCTCACTGTCGAGCATACGGACCGTCTTCATGATCCCACCAGGTCCGTAACCGCTTTACGGGGATCGAATGGCTCCGAGTCCGCGAAGATCGTGCCCTGTATGGCGGCGGCAGCGCCACGGATACCCATCGCGGCCTGCTCCATGTCGGAGTCAATAAGCGATGGTTTCTTCTTCCCGAGCACCGCTGCGCACGGCTCCCGCAGTAAGGCCCGCCGCTGCATTTCCTCGGCATCGATAACCCGGGCGATCACGGGTGCATTCGGGCACGGATGAGGCCCAGCACGGGGATCCCATCCGGTACCTCCGTGAGCGGTGCAGGCACCGGCACGTTTGATTTCGCAGGTATCACAAACCATATTTTTTCATCCCCTCAGTTCCGAGGCATTCCTTCCCGAGAGAGTCAATAGCCCTCCGGACAAACTCAGAATCGCCCTCGTTGCACCGTTTCAGCCGTTCAACTAGTTTCAGCCGGGCCGGATCCAGCCGGGCTGAAATCATGTTTTTGTTGCCAATTTCGGTCATTTACTCAAGTCCTCCACAGTTACCGTTTTTGCGTGGATATACACTTTGTGCCCAGTTGGAGTTTCACGAAGTTCAATAATTGGATCTCCATCCACATCCTCAATCAGGATATTTGATCCCGATAAAGGTCTGACAATATATTGACCTGTCATTCTCTTCTCACTCCTTGTATACGTATACGTAGACGCGCGAGAATATATACTTTGTCTTTCTGATTTTTGAGAGAAAATTATATAATATTGCAAATGTTAGAATAATATAACATTATGAAGATCAGTAAAATCGTGCGGACAGTAAAGCGGCAGATCCGGCACCGGGAGTTCGGCGGGCAGCGCCAGCTCTCCGTGTTCCTGAAACCGGATCCCGGATACCGCCGGGCCGTCCGGGCGCCAATGTGCGTGCGGTAAAAAAAACAAAAAAAAAGACTATTTTTCCGAGAGGGGGATCTCCTTGAGCGTCGCTGCCTCGTCTTCCGTGATATATCCTTTTGTCACGGCGTTGTCAATCTGCGTATCGGTAAGCCGGCCCTGTTTTCTCATGCTCTCGAAAAATGGATACATTGCGCTTGGCATATCATCTCGCCTCAAAGTCATTTTTGCAGGATTCTGGACGTTTTAAAGCTCGGTATATATCAAGTACATCCGATACATCGTGACTCTTTATACAGTGTGTCTCACAATCAACAATACAACCATCATCCAAACCTCCTGAAATTACAAAATTCTTACAGTCAACACACGATTCTGTTACAGGTATTTTCCAGTTTGCCATGTTCACACCCCCGATAATGCAATAATCGCGTCTTCCAGAGCCGATATTCGTTCTTTGTCGCTCGGTGTGGGATCTGGAACAGGGTCCGGGATTTCAACACGGGTACAGAGTTTTGCATCCGTATCAACCTCCAAAAATGCGGCATAATCCGTGTTGTTCGGATCCGGGGGAATGCTTGCTCCATCGGATCGCTGCACGTACTGAGTTACACCGTTTTTGGAGTATACTATGAATGATGATATTATCCATGTCATAATTCGCTCTCCGCACTAAAATATGTGGTAGAATTTACATAGTACAATAGACCGGTTCTCCCCGATGTAAGCGGAGCGGAAAGAGCGGCATCAAACTCTATGGAGTTTGGCGTAGAGTAAGAGGCAGTGATTGAAGAAATTGTGGCGGTATTGCCCCCATCAAATACTCCCACATTATTGGCGAATAATGTAGGAGATGTACGAAACGCCGTAAAAATACCCACGTGACATCGGCCAATATTGGTATCCATGAAAACAACGCCTATTCCATTCGGAGAGGAGGTTCTAAAATAATATCTCATACATAACTGTGATTCGTACCCATATGGTCTGAACTCAAACCTCGTGGGTACCGTCCCAGATTCAAGCTGCGGCTCGTACAATGTCCCGGTATTGTACTCAACCGTGACATAATCCCCGGCCGGGATATTTGAGATCACGATCGGAGATGCTGCATAAGCGCCGGAGGGTAGACTTGCAGCAACTGATGAGCCATATCCCACTCTCGCCTGAGCCGTCCCCGTCCATGAAAGAACGTAATTACCTCCCTCGACATTTCTATTTTCCACCGTCTGAATCAATGTCCCCGCGGTAATCGTTATTTGTGTCGGGGATACCAACTGCGTAAAAGTGTACGTGTTGATTGCTGCTGTTCCCGCCCTCCACCTGTCGTGAGCGTATCCATTGCCGGCACTTCCCGCGCCCAGATCGGTGCCGGAAACATACACTCGTTGGTTCACAGTGAACCCGGGATTGATCAAGATGTTTTTGTTCGGCATTGCTGCGATAATTGTTTGGTGGGAGTCGAAATTATCCCGGATCTGATCATACACCGCCGTCGAAAACGTGTTCCGGATCCGCGTACCGGCCGGCCACGCATACGCCGGCCCGTTGGTCCCATCCGCCTTTACCGCGCGGGTGGAAAAGAACACTGTTCCCGGCCCCGATGTCCCATCCGTAGAGGTGACAATCACCTCCTCAGTGCGGAATTCAACCGCGTTATCCGGCCCGAGCTCCCATCCATTCGTAAGCAGGACACCGGCGCGGTAGAAAACTGCCTGTTCAGTCACTTCCACCTCAAGCGATCCGGTTGTCATATCGCTCGTCGTCGTTGTCGAAAGACTGTTCTTCTGCAAAGTTGGCAATGCTGCAAAAACCATGATCTACACGCTCCTTTCTTTTCGGTTTACCGCGATCGTCACGTTTCGGGATCCTTCTGAATCAGTATAGGTGATCGTATTTGTTCCCGGACCTATCAAGGGAAAATCCCCGGAGAAGTTGGCAATGTCCGATACACCGGCCTTCTTCACGGTGAAGTTATTGGTATCGATCTCCAGCGTCTCGCCCGCTCCAAGTGACCCCGCATAGACCATCGTAAGGGTTGGCGCTACGGGCGTGGTATCGGGGGGACCGTATGCAGTGACGGTGAGAGTCACGTTTCTAGAGGCTTCACCGTCGGTATAGACCGCAGATCCGCAAGATCCCAGTTGGAGGAAATCGCCATCGAAATCACCGATAGCGTTGACCCCATCGTTCAGGACGCTGAAATCCTGCCCGTCGATGCAGACCGTTTTACCGGCTGCCACAGACCCGCTAAACACTCCCACAACCGGCGGGATGTAATAGGCCGGAGCAGGGGTTATGCCGTCGTCCCGGTCCATGGGTGACCGATCAAGGGTACCACGGTCAAGCATCATACCGTCCAGCCCCCGATTGTGATCGTAAATCCGTCAATTGCCGATCCCCCGTTGTTTGTGATACAAATCTTCGCGGGGGATGCCACGGTGCACGTTCCCGTGACGCTTAAGACGCCCGGGGAGGTAGTAATCGTCCCGCTTGTAACCTCTTCTACTTCGCGCCCGTACGGCTCGTCGGCGGTAAGCGCGAGCGTGAACTCCGAACAGCCTACCCATTGCCGATCAAAGGGGATCTCCCCTGAGTACCGCACCGTGTAGGTGATCGTCGGGGAATCGTCGAATACCAGCGACAGCGCCCGGGGTTTCCCGTTCACGTCCACCAATGCCCGGGCAAACGCCTTGATTAGCGTATCCAGGGCCGCTGCATCAGCACAATCCCGGAAATCGCAGGGGAGCGAGAATGTGCGCTGCCCGACATCTGAGTCAAACCAGTACACACCTGCCCGGCCCGGGATCTCGACCGTGCGGTCCCGTGTTGCGGGGAGCATCGGCTGCCCCGGGCCGTATCGTAGTGTTACGCCATAGGCGCTCGCTGCCACTCCATCGAGGGTGAATCCACCCGAATCTACCATTTTTGAGACCTCCGAACTTGAACCATCTCCCCCTTTGTGAAATAACACTTGCCCCCGTAATCTCTGTTGATTATTTCAGTAAAATATTGTTCCCAATAATCGCGGTTATGATTAGTTTTGGCATGACAGGATCCGTGACAAACCGGAACAAAAAGCGGGATTACATCAGCTGTGCAACACGAATCCTTCCTGAAATTAACATGGTGGACTGCGAGTTTTGTCTCATCGGGTTTCCAGACGTGCCCACACCCTGGCATCATACAACGATACCCGAAAAATGCTCGGACGCGCTCTTTAAATTCGTTGTTGAACTTCGGACAGTACGGCTTATATGAAATCCCCCCCTTCCAATTATGATTTTCTGCCCCGGTATTTTTACCCAGATGAGATTCGGTAAGATTCCGGCAATGTTCTTCTGAAAATCGCTTACCCAACCACGGTTTACCTCTTTTTCCAGCCTCACTTAATTTGTGAAGAATTTCTGGATTTGCCATTGCCTGTTTTGTAGCCTCACTTATCTTTTTGCGGGTCTCTTCCGAATGGTGTTTCCCGAGATGAAATTTATTCCCTTTATTCGCGATACTCATCTTAAGTTTGGACTCCTCCGTGTGCGGTACCCCTAATCTTGCACTGGGTTTTCCTTTATGAGATTCGCTGCATTTTCTCCGGTACTCTGGATCCTCCCATTGTTTTTTAACGATGTCGCTAATGCGCTTTCGCCACTCTTCATATTTTACCGGGTCTTTCGGGGCTACCATTACTTCTTCGCCTTGCGCCCCTGGTTCCAGTACGGCGATCTGCACTTCGGGCATGTTGTCGGTAACTTGTCCCCACGCTGCGCCCATTCGTGTCCACAACGGAGGCATTTTCTGACGTGAATCATACCTACTATGATATGCGTTGTATGTATATAGCGCTTCCGTCATGCTTTCCTCCGTCTGTCTGCAAATGTATATATACTCGCGCTGTAATTTTGATTATACCATGAATGCAACTG